CATTTATTTTTGGTGAAGTTAAAGTTTTGTTTGTAAGTGTTTCTACACCAGTTGGAGTAAGTACTGTTGCCCATGTCATTGACCCATCAGCATCAGATGTTAAAGCCTGACCTGATGTTCCATTTCCTGTTACATTTAATTTAGACGCATTAACAGAGTCATCTGCAAGTTTAGCTGTGGTTACATTAGCATCTAATATCTTAGCTGTTGTGACATTAGCATTTAATATTTTAGGAGTTGTGACAGCATCATCAGCTATGTCAGTATCTATAATTGTACCGGGTGCAATCTTAGCTGCGGTTACAGAATTGTCTGCAAGAGCAACCGTAGTCACTACACCAGCTGCCAGAGCAGTTGTTGCTACATCTGTTCTGAAACCTAGATGTTTAACTACTATAGCTGCCGCTAAAGCAGGAGTAGATGTGAATGTGATTACGTTTGTGGCTAATGTGAAATTTGTTGTTGCAGTTTGAATAACTCCGTCTATTGAGACTAATAATGAGTTTGCGTTAGCAGGGGTATCTGTCAAAGTAACTGTTGCATCAGCACCATCGCCGGTAAATGTTTCAGTTAGAAATTGTTTAATGTTGTTTGCTAACTTAGCATATGTAATTGACCCATCAGCTATAGTTGCAAAGTTTTGTAGACCATATGAATTACGATATACAATATAAACATTATTTGTTCCTGTTGGAGGAGCCTCCGTAAATGTCAGAGTTTTATTGGCAACTGAATAAGCAACTACTGGTTCTTGTTGAACATTATCAACAAAAACTTCTACATCAGTGTTAGTGGTGACCTGCCTTGCCATTGTGAATGCCACTGTTGCAGCATCACCATTGAATCTCTCAGCATCTAACTGGGGAACAGGGGCGTTGGTCGGGTCGTAGTATGGTACTGATTGGCCTAAGTATGACACAAATTACTCCTATGCAATTTCTAATAATGAAGCGATGACATCGATTGAGGTATTCGCACTACATGTTACTTTTAAAACATCAGCCGCCTGTAAAACTACTTTTTGGTCACCACCAACTGGAACTAATGTTGAACCGGTATGAATCGGCGCATCAGTAACTAATGAATAGTCAGTAGCACTTCTAGTTAAGAACACACTTGCTGTAACAGTTCCTGCAGTCTTATTTGATAGTGTTAAACCAATCAAAGTGGTTTGAGTTGCCGATGGACAAGTATATACATTTGTGCCTGATATAGGTATATCTGCTGATAAATTTGATTTAAACGTGTTAGCCATTTTATTTTATTTCCTTAAATTATGCTCTATTTATACACTTAACCTAATGCAATTGCAAAAGCTAGTGAATTTCCATCAACGATTGAAATAGCATTATATATGTTAGTATTAGCAGTTCCAGTGAATGTATTAACACCTGTTAATGTTGGAATTTCTGCCGTTGTTAATGTTGCTGATGTTGCTGACATTACATTTAATGCTGTATTTCCAGTTACATTTAATGTTCCGCCCACAATGGTGTTACCAGAAACTGTTGCTGATGTGGCAGTTGTTACATTTAAAGCGGTAACTCCAGTTACATTTAATGTTCCGCCCACAATGGTGTTACCAGAAACTGTTGCTGATGTGGCAGTTGTTACATTTAAAGCGGTAACTCCAGTTACATTTAATGTTCCGGCCATGAGTGTATCGCCAGCTACCGTTAGATTATCAAAACCCACTTCATCTAACGTTATATTTCCTGATACTGTTAAATCACCGCCAATGGTTACATTATTTGCTACGGCAAAATTTGTATTTGCCATGAAAGTTAATGTGTTACCGCCATCGGTTAGATTGTTAGCTACAGTGATTAAAGATTGAGTTGCGACCAACCATTGTTGGAAAGTATTGGCATTATTAATATATTGTATAGCCATTATGGTTTCCTCGCCATTGCAATCTGTTTAAGTAAATCTTTAATATCAGTCATGTCTTTTTCTAGTTGAATTATTCTTGTTTTAGTTTCTAATTTATCTTGTTGCGATTGTCTAGCAATATGGCGTTGTGCATGATATTGTTCTAGTCCAGCTCTATCTGTATTTAGGACAGCTTTGGAGTAAGTATCTCTAATTAAATTCTTATCTTTAATTTTTACATATGCCATATTATGCCTCTGCCGGTAATGCGATTACTCTTAAATCTCTCAGTTTAGGAACATCAACGGTATCATCACCTTGCATTACAACCTTAATCGCAAATGTTCTAAATGAATTATAAGTTGTTCCGCCTGTCGTATAAGTGACACTATTTTCTGATGTTCTATCAGTACCTGGTGCAAATGATAATTCTCTAAAATCTCTATTATTTGCTGATACGAAATTTGGATTACCCAATTCAGTCATAAGAACATAATTTTTATCATCAAAAGTATCTGAATCGGAAGCAGACAGCACTTTGTAATACACATGAATATTTGAACCACTAGGTTTATAACCTGTGAGATAAACTCTTAAATCTCCAGAATCAAAACCATCAGCAAGTGTTACTCGTCTTGTCATGTATCTAACTTTTGAATTACCACCAGATTTCTTATCTTCACCATTATATGTTACACTGGCACCTGAACCACTACCTCCAGTAATTGCTATAGTTGGAGATGTTGTATATCCTGCTCCACCATTTGTTATTGTAATTCCAGTAACAGTTGTTGATGTAAGTACAGCAGTTGCAACTGCTCCTGAGCCTCCGCCACCAGTAATTTCTACTGTTGGTATTGTAGAATATCCTGTGCCTTGAACTGCAATAACAAAGTCTTCTGATTTCAATGGTAAATTATTAATTGTATTTTCAACAAATATTCCACCAAATCGTGTTGTATCTAAAAATGGAGATACCTCTGAATTAAGTGTTGACATTGTAGCCTTAAGCGATAAGGTTGTATTGCCTGTTGTAGGATTCAATACACGGCGTCCGTTACCATCTGTCATTGGATAATCACTTAATGTTGTGACTGGAAGATAACCGGTCTGCCCCCCTGATGATTTCTCTGATAAGAAAGAGTAACTAATAGAAGTGTTTGCCATTGAAACATGTGATGTAACAAAATTAACTAAATCATAATTTACATTTGAACTAGGTGCATTAACTGTAAATTGGCAAGTTGCTGAACCACTAAATGTTTTGCGAAATAATCTAAATGATATATCAAGGTTTTGGTCAGCAGTCCATGTTGAACCATTTTGTGACATAAAGAATGAACCACCATAAGGTTGTTCTGAAATTTGTAATCCAGAAGCTATATCTAATTTACCAGTTTCAGCAACATATGTTTCATAACTATTACAATTAGAAACTAATACGAAAGCGTGTTCACCTGGTAATATGTAAATTGGTGTATCAAATACAAAGTCTGTATATTTGGTTGCATCATCAAAATCCGGTGAATCGGAAACATTTATTTTATCTGGCGTAAGTGTAACTGAACCATATGGATATATCACTGTTGATGATGGATATCCGTTTACAGTAGGTCTTAATTGTAATGTAACTGGAACAGTTGTATCTTTTGATTTAAAGCAAACACGAACACGGTCAAGGAATATACCTTGAGGATGTTGTGCTGGTGCTATTAAGAATGTTTGTGCTAATGGGTCCCACCAACCAGCAACCGGTTCTGAAACAGACGATGATGTTGATGTCACACGAGAATCTTTTACTGAAGTTCTTTGAATGGTTGGTTGTATGGTTGACACAATCAATTCTTCTTGTGTTTGTAATAATCCTTGTGCAAAGAATGAGGCGTCACCGTTTGTTGATGAACTTGGAACATCTCCAGAAGCAACATCAATTAATCGAAATAATTTTTCACCGGTTCTAAATGTTCCTTTTGGAATACTATAAATGCCAGCGACATCTCCTGCACGAGTAGTTGTTAAATTACCAATTGAATATACCGAAGTTGTATCTGGAGTTGTTGTCCAATTTACAGATACAGTAGCAGTTCTTGTAGCAGCTACATATGTAGACATTGTTCTTGTTTGTCCTGCACCTGTACCACTTGTAATAGAGATGGCAGTACTATTTGCCACATTAGCATACAAAATTTCATTCGTTGCTCCTGTAGCATCTTGTCTCAATACTATTGTATTAGTTGTAGCTGAAATAGGAGAAGCTGAATAGTGATGATATTCTGTTATTGGAATTGTTGTGCCAGAAACTTGTCCAATTAAGTTTGCACTTGCAACATTTAATTGTACAGAAGATGAAATGTTAGCAACAAACACTTCTGTATTCGATGTTAATACGGCTATTCCAGTTCCAATTACCGCTGATGTGCCGTTATTAAAGATGTTGACGCCTTCTGTATTAGCTGTTGCAGTTCTATATCCTAAATCACTTGAGCCTAATACGAATTTATTTGCTCTTGATACATAACTTTCTTGTGTTATATTATCAAAGAAAGGATATAAAACTGTATCTGGTTTAAAATCAGTAGCGGTAAAGAGAACACTTAGGTTTCTCATATAAGGTATTACTGATACATCAATAATACGGTCACCAATTGATTGTGTAATTGATTCAGCTGCAACTTGAGTTGTAATACCGGTTCTAGTTTGTGATTGGTCCACGGTTGTAGTTGTTGTTATTGACCCAGCGTCCGACACTCTTATATTACCTCGGCCATTTCTTCGACCACCAATCCAAGCGTTAGCTCTTGTAGTTTCACTAGTCGAGGTTGATGTTCCTGTCCAAAATGTTTCCCAATTACCCCACTCAACTTTAAATGGGTCAATATCTTGGTTTTGTAAAAGAATGTCCCAAGCATCTCTATCACCACCTATATTAACTAATACATCTGGTTTTTTGGTGGTATCAACCCAAATATCAGATGGTGGATTTAATTTAATTTTACCAAGATAATTAACCACATTAAATGGGTTAATGTTCATGGTTTTAGATGCTAAATCTTGTTCAACAAAAGATGTAGATGTTGATGAGAGTGTAACAAAAGGACCATCTTGTGTGAAGTTTGCAGAATTAGCAGAATCAAATGTTAATCCATACGATGAAATGTTAAATGACGGTCTTAATTCTTCTCGTGTAGGGTCAATAGAGGCTATATATTCAGCACTTGATACATCAGCAACAGAATGTCCTTTAAACCCATCAACAACAATACCATTTTTAAATCTTGGTAAATTTGTTGAATCGAGAATTGTTAAATCTTGTTTATTAATAGCGTCTTGTTCAAGTAATGATAATGATGTATAGTATTCAAGATTATTAATACGAGTATCTAAATTACCAATATCTCGCATCGTATATCTACGATTATTAACATATTCAACTTGAGTATCGCTAGTGTCTGCAAGATAAGCTGGTTCACTTAGAATATAAAGATTCATAGCATCATCTATATTTCTTGGTCGAACCGGATTTATAGATGGTTCGCCTTTTACAATATCAAATGTTCTATTTTTATTTAAAACAACGATGTCAATTCTTGGTAAATAATAACTAAAGTCTAAAATGATAGATGAACCATTTTCAACAACTTTTGGTCCTGTTGTTGAAGAATCAACATCAAATACTACTGTTTCACCAATTGCTGCAGTTGCATCTTTACGAACTGGTCTAAAATCAATAGAATCTCTTGGTTCATAAGCTCGACCGGATGTAGGTGAAGTAAATGTGGGTATTGTTCCATATGTTGGATAAGAATCTACGGTAAAGAATCCAGCGCCAGATGATGAATAATGATTATATCTTACAACTAGTGGACCATTGGGTGCTATTTGTCCAGGTTTTAGTTTAATATTTCCATGGTCATAGAATGAATCTTTTTGTCCTTTATCCAATGTATAACGAGTTGTAATATCTGTGTAGTCAGAAGGACTATTAGAAACTGCATTACCATCAAAATCATAAACACTAACTAGAGCATCAATATCAGAAACATAAAGTGTTTGTGCTGTATCTGGAGTTTTAACAACTTGAGCAGCTGCAATTGTTGTTTGACCTGAAGAGGCATAAACAATATTACCAGTACTGATAATTTCACCACCCGTAGTTTGAACAGCTGCAGCAGCTGAAACTAGTGTTTTTGTTTTTGCAGGACTACCAGATACTAATGTGAAATCAATAGTTGCAGTCACATTTGCTGTCATGTTTGCTGCACCATCAACTGTAATTTTTCTTGTGCCGGCGTCAACGGTTGTAATTTTATCAACCGAAATAACCTCGCCAACAGAATATGATGAACTTCCAGCAGAAGTTACAACAACTTGATAGTTTGCTAATTTTGTAGAAGATGTTGTTGCACTCGCAATCGTTTCACCTGAACCTACTGATAATGCCGGTGATACATTAGCGGTAAATGATTGACCTGTGTATAATCTTTTATATGAATAAGAAAAATCAGCAATTGTTCCATCAGCAATAAATCTCTCACCTAAAGAAATAATTGGTGATTGATATTCCGAATCGGTTATAAATGTATCATTATATGTTGAAGCTAAATCTTTAGACCGTATTTCAACATCGGATTTATTAACTACTGTTGTTCCTGAGAATGTAGCTAAACTTTCCATTTCACTTATTCCAAAGTCGATAGAAAACTGAGATGCTGTGGTAGGCGTTGTAATAAATGCTTCAGATATTGTTAATGTTTGTGTTGTTGCATTAAAAGCTGTAATTCTTTTTGGTGATTCAGTTGAACCGGGTCCAGTTGTGATACTAAGTGTTGTGCCATTGTAAGCGTCTGTTATGCCAGAAAATATTTGACCAGCGCCTGTGTTACCAATTGTAATTGTTGTGCTAGCAGCTGAAGTGACATTTCCTGTAACTGAATTATTTACAGAAACATCAAACAAGAATGATTTATAGGCATATGTTGATGAATTTGAGGTATTTGAAGCAGTATCATATGATAATGAAATAACTCTTGCCGTACCTATTTTTGTATTTGATATTGTTGCGGATGAAACTACATTAATGGATGCTGAATTAACACAATGTAAATCTATGGTTGATAAATCGTTAATTGCTTGTGTGCCAACATGATTTGTTGTATAAACAAAATTACCATAATCACCAGTTAATTTTTTATTTTGAACAGCTTCCTTATTTCTTGGTTTGTCAATCGTTAATGTTATTGGGGCAATTGATTCATACTCATAACCAAACACATATGCTTTACCTGGAGAGAGTGTTATATCTAAATTAGCGGTGTTTGCTGAATTTGTTTCTAAAGATAACTTAAATGGCCTTACTGTATAGTTACCAGATTCATCAAAAGTTCTTCTTGCTAATGTATCTTCTAATACTGAATAAATTGGTGTTGTATATGCTCTTGTTAAAACACCATTTTCAACACGAGCAAGTTCAATGAATTGTGTCACATCTGTTGATGTGAGTGCCCGAGTTGTAAGAGTTAAATCAATTTTAAATCGGTCTGAACCTGGTGCTTGATAGTTAGAAGCATTTTGGGCTGGGTCTAATAGACTAGTATCTGAACTTGACGTGACAACTGATTCTGAAATTATAAAACCAATTCTTGCATTAGCTGTTGAGCTGGAATATTTTGATGTTGCTATAGTTTGAGCAGAATTCTTAATGAAGAATCCGTCATAGTAATAAAATCCTTCATTTACAGAAAATATTTGGCCTGTACCAACACCCGAAGTTGCTACATTAGCAGCCGTGAATGAAGCTTCATAAGTTAGTATAGTGTCAGCAGCTGCAAACGCAGTGCCATAAATTTGTTTAACTAGAAGTGTTTTTGGGTCACCTGTGCCAGCATCTGCATCATAAACTTTAATAACTTCTGCACGTTTAGTTGGCAGAGAAATACTATCTACAATAGTTGCACCAATAAAATTATTTGCAGTAACAGCTGTGCCTGCATAATCGGAGTCTAGTTTAAGATATGTAACATCTTGTAAGTATGTGGTACCGCCAGAAACAACTGACCCATTTTCGAAAATATGGTTACCAAATCTTTCAATTTGCTTTTGTAGAATAGTTTGTGATTGAGTTAATTCACGAGCCTGAACAGCATATCCAGGTTTGAATAACATTCGAAGAAACTTTTTATCCTCACTAAAGTCATCATAGTAAGGGCTTACATTAAAATTGGTATTGATTGTCATCTAGTTCAGTTTCCTCTGTTAAAATCTTATAACTAATTTAATATTTTCCGCCTGACCGTCTGTTCGGTCTGTTTTGACAGCGTTTTCTGTATAAACAATATCGCCAGAATATGGTTGAAATTCTGGATTAACACTACTAATTACTGTTCTTGAACTTCCCGAAGTTGCACCAGTCAAAGGAAGACCAACTGTTAATGTTCCTTTAACCCTAGTAAGCCATAAGTCATTTGCAGTTTGATAGTTTAAATAAGCAAAAAATGTTGCAGTTGCAGCTGAAGAGCCTTGATAGACATATTCATTTAAGTTATATGTTGACCCAGCAATCACCGTTAATGTTGTTGCTTGTTTTATAACTGAATTAGCAGTCGTATGACTAACAGCCGATGTATTGCTATATTTATGCGGATTAATCAGAAGACCTACCTGCCTAAACGAAGTATTTGCTGAAATTAATCCATCCTCTGTTGTATCTATTTCTCCAAGTCTAATGGTGTTCATTACATTTCCTGCCATTAATTCATCAGCGGGATTATATGCATGGCCATATTTTGGACCAATCACAACACGAGCAGTTGCTGTGTTAGCAACAGTTGCTGAGCCATAGATAGCTGCGTTTGCAGTTGTGTATCCGGTGCCAATAGTTGATATTGTTATCTTGGTTAAAGTGTCACCTGTTAATGTAGGAGTAGCAACAGCACCGACTCCATCGCCATCGATAGAAACTCTAGTCGATACAGTTAAATTATTTCCTGAAGCTCCGCCGTTTGCTGTGGCGCCGGTCGAAAGTAATATTGTATTATTAGCAACATCTCTTGATGTTATAGTTGCACCTGTGAAAATACCAGTGCCTGACACACTCATATTCGCAGATATATTTGTTGTATTTGCTAATGTAAGAATAGTACAACCAGTTATAAATGCACTAACAGTTACAACACTATCTACATAACCAGAACCAGCAGTTTGCATGACAACGGTTGTTAATTCGCCATCAACCACACCTGTGGTATTTACTCCATAATCTAATTGACTTGTTGAAGTTGGAGCTGGAATCCAGGAAGATGTTAAGAATTTGTTTGACGGTTTAACATTATACATATACTTCCACAAATAACCATCAGCCGTAGATATATTACCATTAGATGATGTATAATCACCTGTTGGTTCTATTGTTGAATTAGCAGTGTTAGCCAATGTAGATGTGTTATTAGACATACACTTATAAACATTTCGGTCAGATGTAATCGTATACATCGGCTGAACGCCTCTTATTGTATTTGCTTGAACAAGAGTATTAGCATCTGTAGTATCATCAAATTGGATATATTTGTTATTAGCTGCCCAAACAACTTTTGGAATAACTAATTCACTATCGCCACCAGTAATCTTCTTGGCTGCATACATATTATCCCATGTATCTTTCTCTTCTGTTATTGAATCAACTAGAGCAGGGGGTGTAGCTTCATCTGAATATGGTATATTATTACCAATAAAGATATACAGTACCGGGTCTGTAGCAGCCGCTGTTTGTTGAGAATCACGCCAGATTTTAGCGTTTTGATATCCTGTTTTTTTCTTTGTAATTTGGGTCATTGTATTCTATTTATGTCTGTAATATAACGGGCTGTTCATTTGCTGAATTAGTAAATGTTGCAGTGACCGATAGGTTAGTGTTACTGATAATACTGTTAATAACTCGAATTTCATTATTAACTGAAATACTATCGCCGATTGTAATAATACTTTCTGATGTTGCTACATTAAACTTGGTGTTAGTACCAGTTAGATATATTGAAGCAGCCGCAACATTTACGGTACCAGAAACTGTTTTTTGAGTTGCACTTGAATATACAATTGTTGGTGGTACAATATTTGATTTGAAGTTTAAGTCAGCAAACTGATTAAATCCAGATGGATGTAATAAGTCTCTTAATACTTTCTTGTATTTTGTAAATTCAGTAAGTGAAGATGTTACATAAGAGAAATCAGTATAATAATTACTACCTTGTAATCTTCTTTCACTTGAAGATAGAATGGAATCTGATGATGTCCAGCGACCAGTAAATGATGAATAAACTGATTCAATTTCTGCATTAGCTGTGGCAAGTCCGTTACCAGATAATGTCAAGTCAACTTGTGGTGTAAATTGATAACCTGTGCCACCAGAAATAACACTAATAGAAATAATTTCACCTGGTTTATCAGTACCAATAAATGGCGTCATTGAACTATTATTACCCATCAACGCAGATGTAGTTATTGTAGCTCCAGTTCCTGTGGCTGTTGTTATTGATAATGTTGGCATAACATCTGCATTATAATTTTGGCCGCCTAGAGGGTAAACACTATACCGACCAACTTTTCTTCCTGTTTCTCCTGTTATATCACTTGCATCTGGAAATGTGAAATTGGCACTTACATTAGCTGAAGTTGTTGAAGATATTGCATTAATAGTTCTATTTTGATTTTGAACAATTATGTTATCTCCAACTCGAACATCTACGCCAAAGTTCGTTCCTGTTCCAGACATTGTAACTGTATTATTTGTAATAGCTACTGTGCCAGGAATACGAGACTGTTGTATTTCTATTTGAGTGATTCCACCCGACACATCAATTTCTTTAATAGCTGCGGCTGCACCTATTCCGAAAGTGCCTATTGGATTTGTAAATACAATCTCTTCGCCGACATTATATCCTGTACCCGGAGCTGTGATTGTAATTCTTCCAACGGAGTTAAATGGTTTAATAGTAAATGTAGAAGCGCCGGCGGTATATGTAGCTCCTTGAGCAACTAAAGTTGGAGATATTGAAGTTGAGGTGTTTGAGAATAGAACAGCTACATTTGTAATTGGTCCTAAATTCGTTAATGTTAATTCTGTTAATGCATCAGCAATCACTGTAGCCACATTTTCACTAGCAACCACTGTTGCTGGAAACCCATAATCAGGAGCACTTATTAATATAGAACCATAGGTTGAGATAACATCATTATTAACAAAATATGTATTAGATGTTGAATTTGCTACACCTGTAGTGTCTACAGAACCAATAGCAAGGTCTAATATTAAAGGTGCAATGCCAGAAACATAAATGTCACCTCCAGCAATAAAACCAGAACCTCCATTATTAACATCAACTCTATCAATATATCCTTCAACAACATCATCGACAGAAGCAGTTGCTACAATTGTTGCACCGCCTCCTGTAATTGGAACTTGGTCACCAACATTATAACTTTCACCGCCGGTGATAACATTAATTTTATTTACAATTGAAAAAGTATCAGCTGTGATTGTAATTAGATTCCCATTGGCATCAAATACGTCTGTTGTAACTTGTTCACCTTGAGTGAATGTACCAACTAGAGTTTTACTATTAATGAATAATTGGTAAGGGAAACCAAGATTTAATGTATCTGTAATTGTTCTTTTTACTGCACGTTCAATAAGTGCTGTTGCACCTGATTGCATACCTGTTACTTTTCTATTGTTTAATTGTGATGCTTCGAAGTTAGTATAAACAACTTTAACTTCTGCCCCAATAGCTGGTGCAGTTACTAATATTAATTTTTTAGTTTCTTTACGAATATAGAAATTAGTGGTCTCAACTTGAGTAACGCCGGCAACTGTAACTGTGATTTGTGAAGCTAAAGCTTCTTGTGCTAAGATAAATGTAGTTGTTGTTCCGTCACCAACATAAACGCTTCTTATATCAGTTTCAACTTTAAGAACATTGTCAATAACCCATTTGCCATCTGATGGTTTTAATATATTATTTTTTGGTAGAATAATATCAACTTCATCATTGAATAACATTCTGAAGAGGAGTTTAAATGACTTTTCATTACCCTTGGCAAGGTAAAGAGGTAAAACATTTTTAATTAAAAACTCTTTGTCAACTTCAATATCTCTAGGTAAAAGAGTTGCAAATGAATTAAAGAAACTAGTCTCAAATTCTGCAATTGCATGGTCAACATCATTAACATATCGTAATGATTTTGCTTGAGTTGTTAAATCATTAAGTTCACTTCCTTGTTTAGTTTCAAGAAACTCATAATAAGCTTCAAGGAAAGTGATGAATAGAGGATAATCTTCACGAACAAATTCAGGAAGTTGTCTATTAACCAGTATCGAGGTTTTGTCGTTCAGATGTGCCATTAAGTCGCTTTAGTTAGTGTTGTAACAATAGACGTTACGTCTGCTGTATCAATTGTAATAATTGTGTTTTTAGAGGATTCTATAATACTATCTTCTGATTCAATAGTCAATCTTATCACATCATCTGTAGCTGATACTGAAAGGATATTAATGTCATTTATTGTAATTCGACCTGTCTCGTAATTAATTTCACCAGCAGTCGCATCTACAATTTGTCTTTCTGCATTTGCATCATAATAGATTGTTCTTAATAATCCAGTTTTTGCATCAATCACACCTGTGCCTGTAGCACCATAACCGGAACCACCAGAGATTGTTACAATTGACCTTGTGTAATCAATACCACGATTTGTTATTTCAATTGAATGAACTGCGCCATTAACAATAACAGCAGTTGCAGTAGCACCTGTGCCATCACCAGTGATTGTTACTGTTGGCGCTATTGTATATCCTGTACCAGGATTTGTTATACTAATAGAAGCAACACCAGAAAATGATTGTGCTATTTCTTCTAAAATAACAGAGCGAGTAGTGGCAGTAGAATCTAATACACTAAATGATGTTGAAGTTAACCTATTAGTAAGTGAACCACGGAATAAAGGAATATTAAAATCAATTGTGTAACTTAATGATGTTGAAAGTGTTGGTGTAAATCTTTTCTGAGCACGAACTAGAGTTTCGCAACCAACGATTGCATTTTTTTGAACATTATCAATGTCTGTTTCTATTTTTGAATTGATGAATTTAGCATCAAACTTATCTAGATTAACATTCTTATAATTAACAATTGCATTTCTAATTAATACTTTTAAAGCATCTTCAGTTAGAGTGGTTTTTGTAGCAGTATATTCAATGTCAGCTTCAACAATTAGATATAGATATTGTGGGTCTAGTATTTCAGCTGTCACAGCAACGATAGCTTTTGGAGTAATTATATCATTAATAATTCTTGCCTTCTCTGTTTCTGAAATATAATAATTATCTTTTGGTTTTAATGAAACAAATACTTTACCATAAACTGGTGGGTCATTATCTTCTCCACCCCAAACTGATATAGATGAGATGTTTGGATAATTATTAGTAATATATGATTCATAATCTTTAAATGAAACTAAACGATTCTGTGATGAGAATTGAGCCGCAGCTGAATATTTAATAGCATCAACGGTTTCTCTTTCTGCTCCACCAGCAGCCGCACTAATTGGAGAAATTACAAATGTTGATAATGCTTCACTCAATGAATCAGCTACAGTCGCAGTAGCTATAAAGTTATTTGCTTTGTTGACTGTTGTTCCGTTTGTTACAACATAATTAACTTTAACAACAGCGCCATCAGGTAATGCTTTACCCACTACGCCATTGCCGAAGTAAACTTCATATTTACCATTCTTTTCTTCTTGTAAGAAATAAGCTTCCGATGTTGGTCCAATATCTAAAACCTCTGTAACTTTATTATAAACAACAGTTGAAGTATTAGAAGATGATTGTTGTACTGTAAGTGAAATAGTTGTTGTGTCTATGCTACTATCAGGCAACACGAATATTGATTTTGGATTAGATGCACTATCATAATTAAAAACATAAGTTACATACTGACCTTCATATATTGAAAGGTCTTCGATTAGATATGAACTATCAGCTTTTGTAACTGTAGTATCATTCAATACAATAAAGTTATAAGCCTTGTTATCAATCTGTTCAGATAAGAATGAAAATCCAGCAGGTAATGTCATTGTACCCACAGTAGATGTTGCTGAATTAGCTCTAAAGTTAATTGTTGCGACTGAAGCTCGTGTAGAAAATGGAGTATAACCTAAAGTCTTAGCATGTGACACTGCGGAATCTCTTAGTAACGAAGTATCTAAAAATGCCTCGTTGGCAACCATGTTTAGATAGTAAGCATTATAATGTGTATTATATGCTAAAATATCTAGAAGTGTTGATAGACCTGAACCTGTGAAATCATAATCAGTAAAGGCTGTTTGTGCATTTAAGTACGTTTGTAAATTCGCCTTAATTGTGTCGAAGTCTAGCTCCGTTATTCTTAATCTATCTGAAGCCATGTTTATCTAACTCTCTCTAAAAAGAAGTTTATTGTAATAGGACTTGTATTGTTCAATACAAAAAATTCAAGTTGCATTTTATAACCATTTTGGTCTGGAGCCGCAACTGCTGTTACCTTTGAAACTCTTGCTCGGGGTTCAAAGTTGTCTATTGTTTCTTTAATTTCTCGTTCTATTTGTGCTGCTGTTATTGCATCTAAATTATCAAACAATAACCTACGAATATTACTTCCAACATTGGGTTGAAATGGCCTTTCATAGTGATTAGTCAATACAAGATTCTTAATAGAATTGGTAATAGCCAATTCGTTGAGATGTATATTAACGTCTTTTTTAACTGGATGTAGTTTGAAATTCAAATCTAAATCAGAAAAAGTTCTATTTGTTTTTATAGTTACAGTAGCCATGTTCTATTTATATCAACCTCCAGCAAAAACGTTGGTAGAACCTTGAGCAACTGACGTGCAGCCTGTAATTGCATCACCTATTCGTCCAGCTCCCTTTGAATTAACAAAAACAGTCGTTGAACCTGTTGTAATTGGGGCAACGTGTGCCGGGCATGGTGTGCCTGGAAGTAGGTGTCCGGTGTTATTGTCACCCTGTCTACTCCAAGGTATTCCATTAACAGATACGTTACCACTTCCAGATGCTCTGACCATTCCAGAACAATGTGCTATGTCTGCATCTCCAATTCTAGTTGCTGCTGGCATTTCATTTCTCCTCAATCATAATAGGACGCAACTGCATCTTTAATCGCATCCCATGTATTATAAATATCTTGTGTAACAGTAAAATTCTCTGTACCTCCATCATAAATTACCGATATCGTATACGACTTAGTAACATGGGTTCTAGTGTCTTGACTTAAGTTGTAATATGTTTTGCCACTTGGTAAATTAGCAAGTCCAACTATTGTTACGGGTGTACTATTCAAGTCACTCTTTTCTCTTTCTACATAAGTAAATGTATCAGTATAAGAATCCTCATAAGTTCCAACTAGTGTACAAGAGTCTGTTCCAGGTGTTACATTAATTCCTGTATGTGTAGTTGAAGTCACATTAGTAATACTTTCGCCAGCATCTCCTTCAGCTATTACGGTTGCATTAATTGTTCCAACCCTAAGAGTTGATGACACAACCGTATCTGCGCCTGGGACAACACTTACACTAACCGACATTCCAATTCTCCTGTGCTTTTCTTACTGCATCTGATGGTGGATAAAAAATATCTAATATAGATTCTCTTTCTCTTCGCATTAAAATTTGTAACTTATTATTCCACAAATTAATTTCTTCATGTTGTTCTTCAGTGTGCGGACCCTCTGGTATCTCTGGTGCAAATTTAATGACATGTTGAAAATTCTCAGGAATATCTTCGTAGTTATGAAAAGTCTTCTGTTTGCCATCTATCAATAATATAAATTCATGCATTATGGATTCAAGTCTATCTTAGGTGCAACAAACTTCATATTGCCATCTGAAGTAACTGTATATGTTCCACCAACTTTTTCATTGTAGTTGCCTTTAACATCAACTTCTACATTACCATCTATCTTCGCATACATATTTTTCTTTACATAAATCTCAGCATCACCTTGAACAGTGATGTTACATTTACCCATAATATAAACACTCTCATCGCCCATTACTATTTCATAGTTATTTTTTGTAACTTTAGTTACTTTGTCGCCATCTGGATATAATTCCTCAAACGACCCATTACGATGTGCTTTTTGTAATCTTTCTGCGCCTGGGGTATCATCAATTTCAAATACATGTCCGGACTCTGTTTGTGTTACATGATTATATGGATAATTTGTATTATATTTTGTTTCTGGTTCAGACCAAGTTGAATTGAATGTTGGTATATCTTTTACAACATTATCTTTTCTTTCTTGGATAAAAGTCTTTGTTATTGTATCTGAATCATTTCTAGCAATTCGTGATGTTGTTGGTTCATCAAGAATCAATGGATTTAAACTTGCTTTGTCTTCTTCTGTAACAACAATTCCTGTTCCGTCAGTATTGTATGTCTTTGTCTTTGGAGGCCTAGGTGCTAATGTTAATTCTGCATCTGTTCGTGGGTCATTAAAAGCTGATTGATTGTCTGCAGCCGCCAATGGGATACCAGGCATAACTCCTAACATAACTAGTTCTTGTGCATTTTCACCATCAACAAAAAAACCAAATACCATATCACCTTCTTTAGACGTATAAGTGGTATTATTATTTACTGGAAGTGATGGCATTGCCCAAGGCAAATCTGAAGTAGGCAATCGCATCTTATCATCAGCGTGCCAACCAACACATCTTACTTTACATCTACCTAGTTTGAGTGGGTCTTTTCTATCTTCAATAACACCAACCCACCAAGTAAATCCATTTTTACCAGCGAAGTCTTTTTTATCTTCATTTTCCATAATTAATAATTTTCCACCGCAGATGTTTGATTTGGGTTAGAAGCATGTACTTGTTCTTTATTAGTTGATGTGGAAGCTACTTCAATAATTGTTTCGTGTTTGTCAAATGATATAATATGTCTTGATGCTACAATTAGATGTTTACCATTTAAAGATAAATCTTCAGTCTCTATGCCATCTTCTTTGATTGCGAGTTCTGGAATCTTAACGTCAACATTATATCCTGATGATAATTGAAAATTACCAGGCATAACAAACTTCAGACGTTTAGACATCAATTGTTTCATGATTGATTTTCTTTGAAATACTAAATCTTCATATGGTTCAATATATGTAAGCGACTCGGGGTCTTTTGCTTTAATGTATGCACTATATTTTCTGCCAGCACCAAATATACTTAATGCCTTTTTAGAGTCAAATGCTTCCATATTACTTTGTCCAGATTTATTCAACATGTCTGTTATATTTGGAGTTTTATTTCCATGCCGCATTGATAAATATGTATCAATAAAACTTATTCCTCTTGTAGCTATGGTTCTTGTTATTGGGTCAAATCCAATAAACTTGCCAGCATTAATACCACTTCTTGTTTTTTCCAGTGAATCGCTTTGTGCAATCACTTCATAACTTCTAGCTCCAGATAACTCAGAAAATTTAGATTGGCCAGCTATATTTTTAGCCTGAAATCTAACATCTAATATTGCAGGCATTGTTAATAAGTCAGACAACCCTACAAAATTATAACCAGATACGTTTTGATAAAAAACATAACTTGGTGAATTTAAAACATCAACCGAACGTTTAGCACACCATTCAATAGCCTCTAAAGGTCTTAAATTAGGTATAACAACCTTTCTTACACCACTAGTGTCTGCTAAAATACCACCTAAATTGTTTGCTGGTACTTGTAGATAATCAAACATAATAGATGCTACAATATCTGAATATTTTCCCGTATAACTTTGTGTAACCCGCTGTTGGTCAGAAAACAACAATTCATCTGAAACGAAATGGAGAATATACGCTTCGTTACTTTGATTAGTATTGTTTCTATCTGTTTGTTTATAAATACGAAATGCTTTTTTATAAGAAGCTATTTCTGAATCTTTATCTTTTGCTATCTCAAGGAGAAGAGCTTCTGAACCATCGAGCGCTAGTTTATTTGAGAGCCCAATAGAATCACTAATAAGAATATTTCCATTAACTACAGGTAAGAACAATGAATCAAATATATTAATTTCTTCAAATACTTTTTGTAAATCAAGTTTTGCCCCATTCTTTGTAATAATTGCAACTTCTTTAACAAAAAATTGAACAGGGTTAGTAATCGTTATTTCACTCATTCAGAAATAACTCGTTTAAATTCTTTTTCAACCTCAGTAACAAACTGACTTTGTAATAAATTAATCTCCCTCTTACCCTCGTTCACTTCCTCTTCATAATCATAATATGTAGTCTTCAGTTTTGTGATAGCCTGAGATGTCTTCTTGCCATCAGATGTTGTGTAAACTATTGTTGATGCCCCTACATTTGCATAAGTGGCTGAATCTATTTCAATCTTTTCTGCAATTACAGTGCCGTCTGCTGGGTTGGTTCTTGTAACAACTTTATAATAAGCTTGTGTGTTATTCACATCTTGACACCATTCCAATCCAGTTTGAACTGTTGTGTTAGCTGCACCTTGAGATGCATACTTATCACTAACGAAACTAATGAATTGGTCATATTGTAATGGCCAATCAAATTGTGGGTCTATAATGTCATTAAATGATAATACAATCCAATGCCTTTCAGAATGACCATAATATTTGTGTGCAATAATTTCTGGCGTGTCACTATCTTTAATGGAATATTTGTAGAAAGCATTTGCGTTTTCTTTTAGTTTCTTTTCAAAACCAAATCTAGAAATTATATTAGTAGCTGTATCAACACCATCAGTTTGAGTGTTACTTGTATATGGTGTTACCGGGAAGAAATTAAAATATCTTGCCATTATCTGCTTCCTCCCTCTTTAGCAGGATTTCTCAAATCATTCTTTGTAAGAATCCTTGTTTCTGTAAAGTTCAGTGTTAGTTGAACAGCTGTTGGCATACCCGTACGACCAAGAGCTGGAATATTTTCACCAGGTACTTCATAGAACGAGGCGCCGTTAGGTGCATAATTCACATCAATAGTTTCTAATACACAACCTTGAGCAATCTCTGGAATGTTTGGGTTTTCACCTGCGCCATAATAGAACTTGATATCAAATTCTGATGGTGGTCTTAATGTTGCACCACTTTCCTGATTTATGCCAGTACCAAATTCTGGTGCTTGATGATATTTAAACCTATCTAGAATATTCTGAACTTCTAGTGCCTCCGTTTCATCTCTAGGATAAAAGAGAAAGTCAAATTGAAATTTTCTGAAGTTAGGAGACGAGTATATCATTTCTAACATCGGGTTTTGTATTTGACCTAATATTGCTATTGATGCTGCTTTTCCCATATCTGCATTTCCGGCGGCGCCTCCGACCAGTGATTCAACAGCTCCAGCCGCAGAAGCACTAGCTAATTCCTTGAGCCCTGCGGTCGCGGACTTTAATAATGTTCCACCATCTAATTTTCCACCATTCTTTTTAAAGCTTTCAACAGCTGACCTGCCAGCCGCCAATATAGCTCCAGCTATTCCTCCGCCCAATTGAGCCGAACTATAAGATTGTGTGTGGTTATACATCAAAGTATCAGGCATGTATATTGCTATAGCTTCTTTTGTGCGTGTTGTTGTGTTTATGAGTTTACTGCTAGTTATCTTTTGGAAATTATAGTCTAATATTTTGCTTGTTGATTGTGTATTGCCTTTAAGAACATTAGTCTGTCCAAATATACTAGATGCTCCGCCTTTAATTTTATTGCCGATACTATTGATTGCACCACTAATTGAACCTCCAGCAAATCCGTCCATTGACCCCCCCAATGATGAAATCTTTGAAGTAAAACTACCGCCCATATTACCAACAGCTGATTTTATTTGATTGGCGCCACTTGATATTTTTGAACTTAGTTCACTTCCAGTTCTTATGTTTTGATAAGTTTCAGACCCTGGTTCAAACTTTGGTAAAGGTATATCCTTGCTGCCAGAAAAACCTGCTGCAATTGCATCTCTATTTTGTTCACGAACATAAAACACCATGTAATGACCTTTATCAAAGGCACCAACATCTGTTGGATATCTGAAAGTCTCTCTTTGATACTCTGTGCCTTCTAAAGCAGCTAAAGGACCGAAGCCGTCTCGTTTATCGTTGTTAAATTTGATATCGCCAAAGCCAAAAAGTGACATATTTTTATCCGTTTCGTGTTATAACTAGCATAAGTAGTATTTATGCCTTATTCTGGAAAATTTACCCCTAAAAATCCAAGTAAATATAAAGGTAACCCTACTAACATTATTTATCGCTCTAGTTGGGAACGCCGTGTTATGAACTACTTAGATAATGAAAAGAAATGCATATGGTGGTCTAGTGAAGAACTAATCGTACCATATCGCTCACCTGTGGACCAAAAACCTCATCGTTATTTCCCGGACTTTGTTTGTCGTATGTTACAAAAGAATGGTAAACAAAAGACTTTAGTGTTAGAAGTTAAACCCGAAAAACAAACAAAAGCGCCTACTCAAAAAAGAAAAACTAAAACATTCATATCTGAATCAATCACATATGCTATCAATCAAGAAAAATGGAGAGCTGCAGATTTGTTCTGTCGTGAACATGGTTGGCAATTTATGCTAGTAACCGAAAAAGACTTAGGCATTTGATATAAATAGATAATGCCTTACTTATTAGATAGAATCAGAGAATCATTAGCAAAAGAGGGAATAAAACCTCGAACTGCTTCATCTCGTGATTGGTTGAAAGCCAAGATACAAGAATTAACAGTTTCTCGCACCAATTTGATGAGCGATAGAAATAATTTAAAGTCTTCTACAATCATTGGTAAAATGTATTTTTATTATTATGACCCTAAAACTAAAGAGAAACTACAATATTACGATAGATTCCCTTTGGTCATTCCAGTCGAAGAATATAAAGATGGTTTTTTAGGATTGAATTTACATTATATCCATCCAAAGAATAGAGTTATTTTATTAGATAAGTTAAGTGAAACGTTAACCAATAGTCAATATGATGATAAAACTAAATTTAGATTGAGTTATAGTTTTCTAAAGTCTGCTTCAAAAGCATTCGAAGCAACACCATGTATCAAGAGATATTTATATAACCATGTACAATCACGGTTCTTACAAATTAATGCTGACGAGTGGGATATAGCCGCATTATTACCAGTTGAAGACTTTAAGGGTGCTTCAACAAACCAAGTATATAACGATTCAAGGAAGAAATTTTAATGTCATTCTCACCTAATTTATTTTTATCAAATATTCACGGTAAAGACGGCCTAGCGAAACCAAATCGGTTCGAAGTCATCTTGCCTATTCCACCAGCTATTGCTAATCATATTGGCAATTCAATTATAGAAAAGATATTGAATTTTCCCAATTCAGTATTTGCCGATGTATCTGATGCAATCAATGGCGCTTTAGGTGGAGCACCTGAAGATGGATTCTCTAAGTCAGGAAACTCATCTATATCTCGTTACTTATCACTACAGTGTGAGGCAGCTGAATTGCCTGGCAGAACACTTGCTACAGCTGATGTTAAGATTTATGGTCCAACATTTAAAGTTCCATATCAATCTATGTACAGTGACATGAATTTAACATTTTTATGTACGAATGATTTCTATGAAAGAAAATTGTTTGATAAGTGGATGGAATCAATTCATCCTTCAGATACAAACAATGTAAGATTTCCTAAGGGAGAAAAGTCTCGTTATATGTGTAATGTAAAAGTTATACAATATGATGAGTTTATTAAACGAGTTTATATAGTTGAGTTGTTAGATGCTTTTCCAGTTGGAATTGCACCACAAACTCTCAACTGGTCTGATGATAATTTTCATAGATTATCTGTGCAATTTGCATATCAGAAATATAGAGTCGTATAT